TGGTGTGAAAAGTTGTGGAATATTTGTAGTTGAATAAAACATAAATGGCTTTGTATCACGTTTATTTGTGTTTTAGTGAGTAACTTGTACTTGTGATTTATTTCTTGTTAAAATACTAATATAAGGGAGTATCCTTGGTATATAAGGTTTTCAAAAACATTGAATACCAAAATGAATACCATATTTTAAAAATTAGCATAATTTGATAACTTATCAATTGCTTTTCTTTCAGAAGACTTGGTTACATGAGTGTAAATATCCATCGTGGTATTAACGTTAGTGTGGCCAAGTCTTTTCTGCACATCTTTAATTGTAGCTCCCGATTCGAATAACAAAGAAGCATGAGTATGTCTAAATGAGTGGGGGGATAGAGAAGTTTTCATTTCCGATAACAAAAGAAAATTAATGTGTTCTGGATAATGTAAAGTGTTATTCTTTCTATGAAAAATAAGCTGTTTATCATTACTTTTAGTTTTAAAACCATATTTTAACAATTCTTGCTTTTGATGTTTTTTCCAGATAATTAACTCAGATACAGTGGTATCATCAAGGCCTATGGTTCTATTAGAAGCTTTTGTCTTAGGTGTCGATATAATGTATTCTTTGCCTATTCTTGTAAGTGTTTTATTTACGGTTAATTGTTTGTATGAAATGTTAATATCTTCCCATGTTAAGGCGTATAATTCTCCTTTTCTGATTCCTGTAAATGCTAAAACACGGAATATTAAATAGTCTTGAAAGTTTAGTGTTTCTTTCGCTTCCGCCAGAAAATCTTTTAGTTCGGATAGTTCTAAAAACTGTTTCTTTTTTGTTTCATTTGTTTTATCTTTTTTTGGCATTACAACATATTGCATGGGGTTAATATCTATAATATCCTGAGCAACAGCATAGTGTAACATTTTTTGGGTTATTGATTTTAGCAGATAAAATGCTGAATATTCTTTACTCCATTTATTGACCGCTTTTTGACACATTAGTTTTGTTAATTTATTAATTTTAATGTTGCCAAACTCTGGCAAGATGTGAAGCCTAAACATACGCTCTGTATGGCCTGCTGTGATAGGTTTAACTGTATTTACATATTGAGCATACCAAAGCTCGTATACGTCTTTAAACGTGCTGTAATTCTGTTTTACGAAACCTTTGGAATCCACTTCAAGTTCTAGCCTAGATAATGCCAACTTTGCTTCTTTCTGTGTTCTAAAACCACGACGTGTGGTGCGTCTGCTTTTACCCGTTACTGGATCAACGCCTAAATATGCGTTGAACATATAGGCTGTTGATCCATCTTTTTTTGTATATTTTTTTATTGAAGCCATATCTAGCAACTCCTTTATTCAAATTTCATTGTGGAAATACTATCTAAAAATATTTCTAATCTTACTCTCCAATATCTTTTAGTTGTAAAAATAATTTGGCATAGTCGGATTTTAGCTCTTGATACTCTTCCTCAGTGAACCTATAACTTGGACCAGTACGAAGGTTTAAGTGTATATAGTCAATGTTCAATTCTTCGCATAATCGTTTTTCTACTTCATATTTATTCATATTGACCCTCCTTGGGGAATGTATGTTCTTGTGTGGCTGAAAAGAAAAGCCCGAAGGCTAATCTTTATACTGTTGCTTTGAATTTTGCAGCTTTTTCAAAAGATACAATAGGGCTAAATTGAATTTCTATTTCTCCGGGTTGATTTAACCCGAAGTGGGCAATGCAGTCCATTTCTTTTCCAGAAGCTACCGATCCCATCGTGTTGTCATTCGGATACGTTTCGGCTTTTTTGTTATCAGAGCCGTATACTTCAATATCCATACCCACTGGAATATCTTTATCACCGTTGTTTTTAACAATATATGAAACTTTAACAACCTGTGCAGGTTGTTTTTCAGTAAATTCATTACGTTCTTCTGTAAGTTCTACTCCCGTTAGAGTATATTCTGCATTTCCTACTTTGACTGTATCTCCGATATTATAAAATTTATTTTCTTCTTTTTCATCTTTTGATTTTGAATTTTTGATTGTTGATGATTGATTAACTTTTTCTCCACCGTTAGAAGAATCTTTTTTATCATTACCACCAAGCGATCCTCCAATAATTATTAATACAATAACAGCCAATATCCAAAACCAAATTTTTTTATAAAAAGGTTTTTTCTCTTTCATAGTATAAGTTTTACCGTCTTCGTCTATCACTTTTTTTGCCATTTTTTTCTCCTCTTTCTGATATAATTTTTTTATACTCATAGCTCTCTACAAGAGAAATGCCCGTGTTAGCGCATGGGACTTTTTATATAATTACACGTCCGATTACATATAAATCATCTAATTCGTCAGCGTAAAAATCAGGATATAATCGATTTCCGTCTTCATCTATTTCAGTATTTAGAGACACCAGACGCAGCCTAGTTCCTTCTAGGTACATTTTTTTAATAAATGCTTCGCCATTAATTTCAATTGCACCAATCTGTCCATTATAGATATCCATAGTTTCTTTTACAAAAACAATTTCACCATCTTGAAAAGTAGGGTACATACTGTCTCCACAAACTTGGAATGCTAAATCATACTGCGAAGGAGCTGAGCCTACTTCAACACTTTCTTTACAACCTTTGTCATTAAATGCACCACCACCAGCTGATAATCTGCCTAAAAGTTCTACAGTGGTTGTATTTGTTGGCATGAAAGCAATAACTTTATTTTTAGATGTATTTCTTTTTTGCTCTTCTAATTGATGCTCAGCATACCTACATACTTTCTGCTTTCTCGTAGTATCTAACTTATTATAGATAGCTTCTATCGAAGAAAAATCATTCGAAGTGTTCCAGCCCATCAATTCTTCGGGAGTTGTTTTTAGAATTTTAGCAATAGTTATCAATCTCTCTGTAGGTAGTTTTTCGATATCGCCTTTTTCATATCTAAAAATTGTTGAACGTGATACACCAAGTTCATTAGCGATTTTATCAGCGCTAATATTCAATTCTTTTCTTCTTAATTTCATGCGTTCGCCTACATTCATTTTATCACCTCCGATAATTATTATATATTGCAGGTTGCATAATTGCAACAAAAATAATTGCATAAATGCAACTTTTTTGTTGACTGATAACATTCAAGGTGGTATATTACAAATATCAAGTCGCATAAATGCGATTTTAGAGAGAGGTGTTATAAGTGATTAATGTTGCTAAATTAAAAGGCCTAATTGTTGAAAGAGGAACGACCCAACAGGCTGTAGCTGATTCTATCGGCATAGACAGAAGTACTTTCTACAGAAAAATGAAAAAAGGTGGAGATTTTTCTATAGAAGAGGCAAAAGGTATTAAAGAACAGGTTCCGTTATCAGATGCAGAAGCGATAGAAATTTTTTTTGGTAAAGAAGTCGCATTTACGCTACAAAGGAAAGGTTTAGGGGTGGGAACTGATGACCACGTTTGAAGAAGCGCTAAAACCATTATTTGATCAGTGGTTAGAGGAAGCATTGCCAGAAATAGGGTGTAGGTTTAGACAGGAGATTGAATCGGAACTAGAGGCAAAAAACCAACAAACATTATTCAATCAAACGGAAATGGCAAAACGGCAAGGTGTTTCTGTAGAAACATTTAGAAAATGGCGAAAAGCTGGCTTGCAAGCAGAACCTAATCCCACTGGTAAATTGTTATTTGATTTAAATAAAGTTAATAAATGGCGAAAAGATAATGCTGCTAAGAAAGAACTTTAATTAGATAAGGAGGCAGAACATGAAAATAACAATCGAAGGAACACCAGAAGAGATAGCAAAAATGCTCCAAGCTATTGAGAGTAGCAAGGAGCAGATAAATATTAGCGTAGACCTACAAAGTGACATTAATAAAATATCAGAAGAACTAGCTAAAATTATTCATCGTCGATATTTTGAAGGAGGTAGAACATGAGTAACATTAACGTAAATGAACTACAAAAATTTATCGAGGATAACGCAAATAAAGGATTAACATCTCAAGAGATTACAAAGTTGATTATGGAAATTAAGTTCGGGATTTTGCAACAAGCAGAAAAAGCACTTGAACAAGCGCTGGAAGAAAAAAGTCCCGAAATGATTGCAGTCATTTCAGGACTCATAACTTCTATCAATCTGTGATTAATATAGAATCAGTTGTTTCAGCAGACCACTTGCTGATAAGAAAATTATACCAGAAAGGAAGTAAACCAAATGACAAATTTAGTAATAATGAAAGACCAACAAGCGGTCACAAGTAGTTTACAAGTTGCTGAAGTTTTTGGCAAAGAACACAAAGTCGTTCTAAAAGCTATTGATGAATTAAAAGAGGGGGTGGCACAAAATTATGCCGACCTATTTTACGAAGATACCTACATTCATCCACAAAACAAACAATCTTATCGCCAAGTAATTATGAACCGTGACGGATTTACATTATTAGCAATGGGATTCACAGGTCAAAAAGCTTTGCAATTTAAATTGAAATATATCGAAGCTTTTAATCAAATGGAAAAAGAAATTCAACAGCCTAAACTACCAACCTCCCAAAGAGAACTTGCAATGCTTGCTTTATCAGCAAATGAAGAAACAAATGAGCGTGTAGATGTAATAGAAAAAGAAGTAGCCGACTTAAAAGACAATCAAAAAATCGGTGCAGATGATTATGGCTACTTATCACGCCGAGTTCATCAACGAGTAGCAGAAGTTGCAAAAGGATTTGGGAAAATCACAAAGGAACAGCGTGGAAAGTTATACAAAGATATTAATTCAGGTATTAAGCAAATCACAGGCGTGGGTACTCGATCACAATTAAGAGAAAAACATTATCCAATCGTAATTGAATATATCAATGACTGGGAGCCGTCCACAGCCACAAAAACAGTTGTAAGACAAATGAGCTTTGACTTAAACGACGTAATATAAGGAGAATATTATGGCTTATACGATTGATCAAGAAGCTTGGATACTTAATCAAATCAAAAAAGAACGTAAACAGCTTCAAGATGATAGAGCAGCACTCAGACAATCTGAACAATTAACGGAAAATAAAGCAGCTCAAATCGAAAGAGAACTTGAATTTTTAAGATATTTAGAGATTCAAAATAGAATCCATGTGTAGGAGGTTAACCATGAAAGCAATACGTGAAGCACGATTGATAGGGATGTTTTTATTGATGATAGCGCTAGGTACATTGTTGAAAAGTCACTTTTCAATGTCAGTGTTAGCAACATTAAGCGTTCCATTCTTTATCCATTGGTTCTTCAATTGGGATGAAGCAAAGTATCAATATTTTGAAAAAAAGGAGTTAAAAAATGACAAGAGAAGAAAAATTAAAACAAACGAAAAGACTTGCTGATTTATGGTACCAGCAACAAAAAAATCAGATATATATTATGCAACAAAAAGAGAGAAGAGGGATTTAGATGTTTCAAGCAGTTGGCAAAGATAGTTTGAAAATTTATGTAGTTGAGGATACGAAAGCGTTGGTGTTTCAAAAGTTAAAAGAAAAATATCCATACACAGTATTTGATAAAGGACTATATCCAGAAGCTTTATTTATCCGAGAAACAAAAAAGTGACTCCGCCGCCAAGCATAGAGTCACAAACAAAATTAATTGATAGGAGAATTATAGCATGAGAGTGGAAGTAGATTCAATGCAAAGAATTGTCTTAATTGATAATCATTCACCTTATGGATCACTAATTTTTGAAAAGGATACTACTAATAATCATGTTGCTGTTTACCAAGATAGCGAAGATGAAGAAGTCAGAACAGTATTCGAAAGTTTAGATGAAAGTGCTTATTTTAAACAAGTTGAATTAATTGAAGGGCTAGAGCAAGTCATTTCATTGTTGAAAGGAGCTAGTTAAATGTCAGAAGAAACAGAATTAACGTTTTATCAAAAATTTTTAAAAGTAATTGAACGCTTAAATGTAAAAAAAGATTTAGTAAATGATTTTAATAATTTCAATTACAGAAATGCCGAAAGTATATTGCGTGAAGTGAAGCCTCTTTGTATCGAATATGGTCTGTATATTCATACTACTAAAAATATTATCCGAATGGAAAATCGTTTTTATGTAGAAGCAATAGTGAAAATTACGGATGGAGAAAATGAAGTTAAGGCAGTTGCTTACGCTAGAGAACCAGAAGATAAGCCCAAAATGGATGCTTCACAAGTAACTGGTTCTGCTAGTTCTTATGCTAAAAAATATGCTTTGTGTGATTTATTGATGATTGATGACGGAAGAGATGACCCAGACGTTCCGAAAAATGAACAAGATATGAATGTGGAAATGGTTGATGGTAAACAACTTGCATTACTTAAAAACGAAGCTGTGATGATTGCAGGAATATCAGGGAATGAGCCGTCAGCATACACCCAAGCTTTAGCCAAAATGGCTAATGTAGCGTCTATTGAAGTATTCCCTAAAGAATATTTTAATGAAGCACTTCAAACGCTTAATAACTGGAAAATGAATGCTATACAAGAACAGCAAGCAAAAGAAATGCAACATAAACGACAACAGCCAAGACAAAGCAATGTCTTTAATTAATGGAGGTTCAATATGTCAAATGAATTAATGGCAGACCTACAAGTAACTGTGGAGGTAAGCCCCAGCAAAATTATTATCAATAATGAAAAACAATTAAGTGCAATGGTTGATGAAACAGTAAATCATTATTCGAAATTAATTTTTAATGAAAATAATTTACCAGATGCTAAACAAGCAAGAGCGGATTTAAACAAAGTATCTGGATTATTAGACAAAAAAAGAATCGAAGTGAAAAAAGAGTTTAATAAACCTTTAGATACCTTTGAAACCACTATTAACGCCTTCAAGGAAAAAATAGAAGAGGCAAAAAATATCATTGATAAAAATATTAAATCTTATGAAGAGAATGACCGTGAAGCGAGAAAAGAAAAAGTTCAAGCAAAAATCAATGAAATTTCAGCAGCAAAAAATATCCATCCTGATGTTATTAAAATTGAATCAAGTTGGACCAATAAAGGGTCATTCACACAAAAAGGCGAGTTAAAGAAAAAAGTCATTGAAGAAATTGAAACTGTAGTATCAGAAATAAACAAGGAAAAAGATCGAATTAAAAATGACAAACTTATTATCGAAGGCTATACCAAAGCAAAAGGCTTAGAACCTTATTCATGGCTGACTCTGATTGAGCAAGGGAAAACTTCGGCAGAACTTATTAAAGAAATTGATAAAGCTTCAGCTGAAAAGTTGGCCACTGAAAAAGTAGCTGAAACCCGAGGGCTAGAGCAAGTAGGAGAAAATACTATTGATATTGAAACTGGAGAAATTGTTTCAAACGTTTGTGAAGAAGAGGAAGAAAGCTCCGAATTAGAAACAGCCAGAATCCAAGTAACGGCTACACATGAAAAATTAGTTGCATTAAATAATTTCATGAAGGCCAACCAAATAGAAGTGGAAGCAATCGAATGAATTTAAATAATGTTTATTCTGCAGTGATTAAGAGTTTAAAAGACAACTCTATCACTGCCGTAATAAACGAAGCGATAAATTTAGAACGTTTGAAAACAATGTACTACGGTTATACAGGACCACGTGAAATAGAAATAAGATTTATTGATCCTAGAAAATTTAGTATAGCTCAACGTAAGTTTATTTTCGCTATGTTAGAAGATATTTATGTGGCTACAGGGCAAGAAATAGATGTACTAAAGGAAATGTTCTATCTTCGCTTTGAAGCGTTACAAGGCTACAAAATAAGCCTTAAAAACGATTCGGAAAATACAATGGATGATGCAACGATATTAGCAAACATTATCTTGAATTTCATTTTTGAAAATAATATTCCATTTCGCAATGGGTATGATATTTTGCCTGCTAATCAGGAATATTACTTTTACAAATGTATCACTAAACGAGTTTGTTGCATATGTGGAAAAACTGGTGCAGATATTGACCATTTCGATAAAGCTCTAGGTCGTCGCAAAAGAAAAAGCGTAGACCATACAGAATACACTTACGCTGGTTTGTGTCGATGCCATCACACCGAAAAACATAACATTGGTATTACAGCATTTAAGAAAAAATATCATGTTAAAGGTATCAAATTGAACCAAGAAACTATCAAAAAATTACACATAGGAGGCTAGATAAGTGGCTGAAATTAGCTGGATAAAATTAAGTACTAGTTTACCTGATAATAAGAAAATCAAACGAATACGCAAATTGCCAGATGGCGATCGAGTAATTTTGTTTTGGGTATTTTTACTAGCTCGTGCTGGTGAAAGCAACCAAAAAGGCGGATTGTTTTTAACTGATACTTTGCCCTATTCAGATGAAGATTTAGCAGCTGATTTTGATTTCACAGTTGAGTTTGTAAAATTTGCCATTTTAACTTTAGAAAAATACAGCATGGTAACAACCTATGAAGATGTAATTTTCATTAAGAATTGGGAAGAATACCAGGCCATTGATGGTATGGAAAAAGTCAAAGAGCAAAATCGCATTAGACAAGCGAAATACCGAGAAAAACAAAAGCAACTGTCATTAAGTAACGTTACTAGTAACGTTACACGTAACGCTGATGTAACGCTGAGTAACGGAACAGATAAAGATATAGATAAAGAAATAGATAAAGAAATAGATAAAGATAATAAAGAAGAGTCAAAGAAACCTCCTTGTAAATATTCTGACGAACATTTACGTCTTGCTCAAAAATTACAAAATAATTTAATCAATGATTTTCCAAGTGAAATGAAAAAAGTGAAGATTGAAAAATGGGCAGATGTTTTCAGATTAATCGAAGAACGAGATCAACAAACTATTGCAGCAATTGACTATGTTCTTGATTGGTTACCGACAAATTCATTTTGGTTTGGAAACATTAGAAGTGCTTCTAAGCTAAGAACGCAGTTTGAAAAACTAAAATTTGAAATCAAGAATGAAAAAGAACGTGGCCAACAACGAACGACTTACCAACGTCAAAATGTTAGGACTGAAAATTTACCAGAATGGGCAAAAGAACCAAATAAACAGCAAGAAGAAAAGCTATCGCCAGAAGAACAATTGGAACTTGATAGACAAATAAAAGAGTACATGGAGGGGAAATAGTGAATGACAAAGTACCCAACACAAGAATTAAAAAACAAAAGAAAAGCTCATGTCTTATTTATGAGTACAGAGGTAATGAAGAATATTTTTGAACTTGGTTATCCTTTCGAATTTTATGAAGCAAGTCACCAGTTTGCGATTCACTCACCGTTAGGGGTTATTGATTATTTCGCTATCTCAGGCACTTGGGTTGTTCGCAAAGGACAAGATAGAGGTAAGGGTATACGAAAAATGAAGCAGTACATTAAAAAAAGAGTAGGTGATTACGTGGAAAAAGTAAAAGTAGTGAAATGTAGTGGGTATCTTGATAAAGAGGGTAATATCACTAATCAAATTAAGCAGGCGATGCATTTTACAGACGATGAATTAGCGAATCTTGCTGCAGAAGTGGCAGGTGGAAAGGTCGTAAACGTTGTAATTCCACCAGAAAAGCCAAAACAATTACGTGAAAAAGCGAAAGAAGAATCATTTCAAGAAAAAACTAAGAAGAAAACAAAAAGTAATCAGTCGTGGATGAATAAGAAATAATTTGTTGTTTTTACGGCGTAATTTAACGACAGTTAAATTCAATAATTAGTTTAGGGTAATTAATCATAAATGATTTAAAACGCCTTAAATCGAAAAATAAAGCGGTAAAATTGTGAGGTAAAAAAATATGAAATTAACTAGTGTGACATTTAAACCGTCTGCTGAACGGTTTCCACCAATTGTGGCAATAGATTTAGACCAATTAACACCAGATGAATACGTGACACTTAGAAATTTGGGGTATGACACGCAACTTTCTAAAATTACAAAAAGGACCTTTGAAGAGTTGGAAGGCCATTTGGGAATTCGAGGAGACGTTGCAAAGAAAAATGGATTTTATGTATTAGTTAAATAATCAGAAAGGAGCGGAGATTTGCGGCCGCATTAAAAAGCTTTTTCTCCTTTGAAATTATGAAAAGAATACTTGATGCTTGCTGTGGTAGCAGAATGTTTTGGTTTGATAAGCAAAACGAACAAGTTTTGTTTATGGACAACAGAGAACATTACGAAAAATTAGACAGTGGGCATGTTATCGATGTTAATCCTAATCTAGTTGCAGATTTTAGAAAGATGCCTTTTGAAGATAACTCGTTTTATCATGTTGTATTTGATCCTCCGCATTTATTGAGGTGTGGTAATAACAGCTGGTTGGCTAAAAAATATGGCAAGCTAAACGAGAAAACTTGGAAAGAAGATATACAAAAAGGTTTTCATGAGTGTATGAGGGTTTTGAAGCCCAATGGGACGTTAGTTTTTAAATGGAACGAGGAACAAATCAAGTTATCTGAAATATTAAGCACAATTGATTGTGAGCCATTGTACGGCAATAAAAGAGCAAAAACACATTGGTTAGTATTTATGAAAGCGGGTGAATAAGATGAATGAGCAAATAAATTTGCTTGAGTTAGATAATGATAAACTTTGGCAATTTTATGGGCATTATTGTAATGACGATTGGTCCGCTAAGACAGAGACCGTGAATGGTGTTACTGACATAGTGCTAGGTTTTAGAGTTAAACTATCGAAAAATGAGCTGAGAAAAATATGCAGAGATGCCATTGAAATAAGCAGAATTAAGTATGGATATTCTGTCAGGTTTTTAACAAATAATGTAAAGAAAGAGCTGTTCGTTCGTTTTGACAACTACACCACTAGTAAAAAAAGAGATGTCTTTGAACATATAAATTTATATTTTTAAGCGGAAAGAGAGTAAAGAAGATGATCCCAAAATTTAGAGCAAGAGATCAAAGAGGTAACTGGCATATTGGACTTCTAACTTTTATGTTTGGCCAGTATGCCATCGTAAATGAATCAGATGAAAATTCGGTTTATCTGATTGATAAGGAAACAGTCGGACAATCAACAGGGTTGAAAGACAAGAACGGCGTTGAAATTTTTGAGGGTGATATTTTGAAAATAATAGAAGTAACAAATGAAGGTATTTCAGAATACATCACTGATGTTATTTGGGAAGACTGTTCATTCGTGTTTAAAAGTGAGGGTGTAGATTACTATGACTCTTTTTTAGGGGCATTTTCAGGAGATCCAAATAAGACATATCCACTTTTTGAACTATTAGTCATCGGAAATGTATGGGATAACTTAAAACTATTGGAGAGAACAGAATGAAACGATTAAAAATAAGCTATATAGATTTAGCTGTAATAATTGAAAGCATCTATTACGGAGAAGATGAAGATGTATCTGATATTGATGACTTATTGAAATATTTGCGTAATAACGGACATCTGTCTACTGTTTTAACAGTTTCAAGGGGGATTAGCGATGAATAAACAAGAATTTATTGAAACGTTAGAAGAAATTAGAGCAAATATAAATCGCAACGCAGAAATTAGTGATTATACTGATTTTTCGCGAGGTAAAAAAGACGCATATAACAACGCGATTGGCTTAGCAAAACAGATAGACGAACCAGAAAAAGTCGTGGTACCGAAGTTTGTTGCGGAATGGCTTGATAAACATAAGTATTCCACTGATATAATTGATCTCTTTTTAAGCGTTGAGTACGCAACTGATTCAGATGGGTTTGTTGCTGAAAAATGGGATTACAGCGGAGAATTTTATGATTGGTTGAGTAATAGTGCAGATATACAGTTTACGTTGTGCGACGCTATGAGGTATGGCTACGAAGTCGAGAAAGAGCCAACCATTCACGAGCTTAAAATTTTACCAGAATACTTTGAAGCGGTTGTTTCAGGGAATAAACGTTTTGAAATCCGTAAAAATGACCGTAACTATAAAAAAGGTGATATCTTACGCTTAAACGAATATCAAGAGGGACAATATACAGGTGATGTCCATGTCTCAGAAATAACGTACATTACAGATTATGCCCAACAAGATGGTTATGTCGTCTTAGGAATTAAGTGAAAGTGGGTAACTAATGAAAACTGATTTAACCAGACAAGCTGAGAAATGCTTGTGGCACTATACCAACAAAATGGGAGTATTCGGCTGTTTTGAGGTAACCATTGGCTGGTTTGGCAAGGAAAGAGTCGACTTTATGACTTATTCTACTGACAACACTATTAGATGTTATGAAATAAAAGTAACGTTGGCAGACTTAAAAAGTTCCGCAAAACAAACGTTTTTAGGTGATTATAACTATTTAGTTGTCACTAACGAATTATGGGAAAAGATTCAAGCCAATCCAGATTTAAAATGGAAATATAGTAATCAGGGAATACTAATTTTTTCTGAATTAAGACACAACTTAGGCATTACAAGTGTCAAAAAAGCGAAAAAGCAAAATGTCACATTAGGAACGCGAGCAACAGTTTTAGAAAGTATGGTGCGATCTTTGAATCGAGAAGTTGAGAAATTTTACAAGGTAAATCCTTTTTGGGGATTAAGTGAGGAGGTCAAATAAATGGAACAACTCTTATTAACAAAAACTGGTGAAAACGAAATCGGTATAAATGCTACAGGAATGGATGATAATGAAATTGTCTTCACGTTAGCTGCTGCTTTAATTGGATACAGCAAGGAATTGGGACTAACAGAAGCAATACTAAACGAAAGTATGTCCGTGCTGTGGAAAGATGGTGAATAAATGAAACGCAATTGGAAAAGAGTAATAAATAAAGTTAGTGGCATTGCAATAATGATTCTTGTAGCAAAAGCAGCCGTGAGTTATTTCGTGTATAGCAATGACATAACAAGCAGTGACCTCGTTTATTTCCTTTCATGCTCGTTTATTTTGGGGTTAGGGCTATATTTAGGGGGTTCAAGTGTATGAGTTATCCAGAAGTTTATATCTTAGGAAGGCAAGTTGATGGAGTGTACGTTGAGTATTCAGAGCCATATCTTTCAAAAATAGAAGCTGAACTTGATAAGCATCACTATGAAATTGGCCAATCAATGTCACATGATGCTGGCTCTTGGAAAATTTTAAAGTATGGCAGACCAATTACACTGGAGGTGCAACATGGGTAAGAAAAAATCAAAAATTAAAAAGAAAAAGCGTCGCTTGCAAGAAAAGGCGATTGCAAACGGCACTCAAAATTCTAAAAAATAAAAAAAGTCGGAATCGCTCCGACCAACCACATTGATATTATAACATAAAAGGAGCGATTTAACTTGATTCAATTGTTAAAAGAAATTGATTTCAGTCAGACTAGAGCCAATGCGAGAGCCGTGTTGAAAAATTTTAGACGTTTGGACCGAATAGCTGGTCGTTCCTTAGTAGATGTTCGATCGCCAATAATTACAGACATGCCCAAAGGTATAAAGCATGGCAACAAAGCAGAAGATGCGTTGATCCAGATGATGGATGTTGAGGCAGAGCGTGATGCAATCCTAACGGCTTTGATGTCATTAAGCATAATAAGTCGTCAAATTCTTCACTACAGTTTCTGTGTGCAGGACCATTACTCTAATTACAAGATAGCTAGGGAAGTTGGATATTCCGAAAGAAGTATTCAACGAATGAAATCAGAGGCTTTAATTGAATTTGCCGAAGCGTATCGAAATGGAAAAATAATTGCCTATAAATAAAATTTTGGCGGTTTTTTGGCGGAAAGTTGGCGGTTTTTATACGAATTTTAGTGCTAATATAGTAATATCGAAAGTCAAAGAAAATGGACACATTACACAACGCTTTCTGGTTTAGTCACCGTTTGATTTGACTTTCAATGGTCACTTGCAGACTTACGTTCTCAATAAAATGAAGTGAGGTGAATAACCTCCTCTTTTTTCTACAGGTTTGCAAGTGACAAATAGTTACTAGAGATGCAGTAACTACCTTATGCAGGATAAAGCATAATAGGCGTGGTTAGACGCGGTATTCTAGCCCAGCATCTGAAGATAAGAACATTAACCAGATCTCTGCGGCAGCTGCTTACGCACGAGAGCAATTCCTAACTCATAGAGTAGCAGCTAGGTACGTTTAGGATAAACTTAATCAATTGTTTTTGCTGGTGTTTGATTGATTAGTCACTGTGGCGGAAAGGGTAACGCTAATCAGATATAAGAGATCCGTCTCGGTGAGACCGCGTAACGGGTAGGCTGAACGAGATAGCGAGAAACTCTCCCTGAAATTCAGGCACGTATGACGTGTGTTACCTCTATGGCGGAGATACGGTGGATGGAATGAGTTCCCACAGATTCAGCAGGAAGTAAAACGAGGCGTCGTCACACGCCTATCTTATATCGTGCAAGGTTCGAATCCTTGCCAGTGACATAATCATTTTAGCCGTGAAAGTCTGCGAAAGCTACGTCCTGATGGGAAAACATTCTGACGAGAGTGTGTAAAGGTTAATTTGATTTATTAGCAATTGCTAGAAGGTAGCTCCTTCTGGTATGGCGTGTAGTTCAATTGGTGAGAGCGGTTGATTTTTAATCAAGTACATGCAGGTTCGACTCCTGTCACGTCAATAAGTAGCTTTCGCTGCTTAAATAAATTAGGAAACGTCAATAGATGTTTCTACCCTTCACGAGAGGCATCCGCTACAGGGTGTCTCTTTTCTACATACAAAAAAACCACTAGACTATGGGATCTAGTGGCAAGGTAGCTATACTTATAACGCATTTTTGGAAATGTTGTAAGTAATTAATTTAACGCATTTAGGAAGTGCTACCTACAAAGAGTATAACAGATAATTCTCATGTAGGGAATTCATAATTTTACATAGGAGGTGGCGTTAGATGTGCAGAAATGGGACTTAGCATATGAGGACTATAAGAACGGTATGAAGTATAAAGATATAGCGGATAAATACGATGTATCTATTAACACCGTGAAGTCTTGGAAATCTCGCAAATGGAATGCGCCTCCTAAAGAGGTTGCAACCAAAAAGAAAAAGGTTGCACACAAAGAACAGTTGCAACCTGTTATAGATAATGACGATTTAACAGAGCAACAAAAGATGTTCTGTTTATTTTATTTACAGCATTTTAACGCCACTAAGGCATATCAACAAGCATACGGATGTGACTATAATTCAGCTAGAGCCAATAGCATTAGGTTGCTAGCAAAAGATAGCATAAAAGAAGAGTTGCACCGTTTAAAAGCAGAGTTGCAACAAGATGTGTTTGTGGATGTTAAAGACTTGATACAAGAGTATATCAAGCAATCTTTCGCTGATATGTCTGATTTTACAGAATTTGGACAAGAAATGGTTGAGTTTTCAGATGGTGAAGAACGCCCAGTATCTTTTGTTAGATTGAAAAATGCTAGTGAGGTAGACGGAACTCTTATACAAGAAATCAAAAAAGGTAAAGACGGTGTATCGGTTAAGCTTTACGATAAGCAAAAGGCCATGAGTGAGTTGATGAAGTATTTAAACAATGGCGGCAAACAATCTTCTGGGAAAATCACTATCGTCGATGAATGGGGCGATGAAGATGAGTAAAATTCATATTCAGAAAGAAGTGAACCCACACTTTAAATCAGTTTGGAAATCGAAAAAACCGTATAACATATTAAAAGGTGGTCGTAATTCGTTTAAGTCGTCGGTTATTGCGTTATTGCTGGTTTATATGATGATTAAGTACCTTTTGATAGACGAGAAGGCGAATGTAGTTGTTATTCGTAAAGTAGCTAATACAATCCGTGACAGCGTCTATTTAAAAATACAATGGGCGTTAAATAAGTTTGGTCTGATGAATCAGTTTTCTTGTACGGTATCACCCTTTAAAATCACTCACAAAGAGACCGGTTCAACTTTTTACTTTTATGGTCAAGACGATTTTCAAAAATTAAAATCAAACGATATTGGCAATATTATTGCTGTCTGGTATGAAGAAGCGGCTGAATTTAAAAACGCCGAAGAATTTGATCAGTCGAATACTACTTTTATGAGACAAAAACACCCACTGGCTGTTACGGTTCAGTTCTTTTGGAGTTATAACCCACCTAGAAATCCTTATTCATGGATTAATGAGTGGTCAGAGGCATTAAAAGGACAAAAAAACTATCTGGTTCACGAATCTAGTTATCTGAATGATGAACTAGGGTTTGTGACAGATCAAATGCTAGAAGATATTAACCGCATAAAAGAAAACGACATTGATTACTACAGGTATTTATACTTAGGCGAGCCTGTAGGACTTGGAACAAATGTTTACAACATCGAACTCTTTCATGAACTTGATACGTTACCAGATGACGATAGAATAGTCGGCTTGTATTACGCAACTGACGTAGGTCATCAAACATCAGCAACCGTTTGCTTGTGTTTTGGTCTAACTGCTAAAGGAAATGTGATATTGCTTAACATGTACTATTACAGTCCACAAGGAAAGATGGTAAAAAAAGCACCGAATGATTTATCTAAAGAGTTACACGAGTTCATCGAACGAACCTCTAAGCATGCCTATGTTGGGAATGCCCGAATCATACAGCGGACAATAGATAGCGCAGAAGGCGGTTTAAGGAATCAATACTTTAAAGATTACGGGAAAAGATGGCACCCTGTTGCAAAGAAAAAGAACATCGATATGATTGACTACGTCCATGACTTATTAGCGCAAGGGCGTTTTTATTATTTGAAATCTACGCTTAAAACAGGACTGCCTAATTGTGATGACCTGACATTATTTGTTGAAGAACACAAGCGATACCAATTTGATGAACGCTATTTAAATTCAGATGATCCAAAAGTAATTAAAGAGTTTGACCACAGCGTGGATGCTTTCAAGTATGCATGCCTAGACAACGCAAGAGATTGGAGGTTAAAACGCTAATGAAGTTTATTGAAGCTGTGAAAGGACTGTTTAAGAGAGGAGGCTATGCATTGACTGGGCAAGAATTAACGAGCATTAACGATCATCCAAAAGTAAATATAGACCCGTTAGAATTACAACGGATTGAACAAGATTTTAAAGAGTATAGAAACGACTATGGCGTTATTGAATATGTTAATTCGAATAACGAAATAAGAAAACGTAAGTATATGGCTTTAAACATGAGAAAGCTAACGGCAGAAATGATGGCTAGTTTAGTCTTTAATGAACAAGTAGACATTAAAGTAGATGACGAACAAGCAAATGAATATATACAACACGTATTCGAACATAATGATTTTAAAAAGAATATGACAAGGTATTTAGAACCAATGTTTGCAGCAGGTGGTCTTGCGATACGTCCTTACGTCGATATGAATACTGGTGAAATGGAGTTTTCTTGGGCGTTAGCAAATGCCTTTTATCCGTTACGTTCAACAACAAACGGCGTTTCTGAAGGCGTCATGCTTTTTAAAACGGTTGAAACTGAAAATAGTAAGACAGTGTACTATACGCTTTTAGAATTCCACGAATGGATCAACGGGAATGTAAAAATTACTAATGAGTTATACCGTTCAGAGGAAGCGAACAAGATAGGCAAGCGGGTACAACTTGGCTATAACGGGCAATATGAAGGGCTGTCAGAATCAGCGAACATAACAGACATGAAGAAGCCGCTGTTTAATTATTTAAAACCAGCCGGGTTTAATAACTTTAGTTTGTACAGTCCTTTAGGGATAGGCATATGTGACAATTCAGTAAATACCCTCAAGCAAATCAACGATGCGTATGATCAATTTAACTGGGAGATACGAATGGGGCAGCGAACAGTTATTGTAAGTGACCATGTACTCGATTATCATCCAGATGAACAAGGGAACAGCATGAAGCCGATTTTTGATCCAGATGTTAATATCTATCGACCAATGCGAATGGAACAAGACAGTGAGCTAATTAAAGACATTACAAACGATATTCGAACAGAACAGTACATTTCGGCTATCAATCAGTTTATGAAAACGTTAGAAATGCAAATGCAACTTAGTGTTGGTACGTTTAGTTTCGACGGGAAATCCGTAAAAACTGCAACAGAAGTAGCAAGCGAGAACTCGTTAACTTATCGTACGCGTAACATGCAGTGTAACGAAGTAGAAAAGTTCATCAAAGGCTTGGTAGTTTCTACACTAGAATTAGCAAAAAGAACCATATACCAAGGAAAGTCGTTATACACAGGCAAAATACCTAACTTTGAAGAAATCAGCGTGGACTTCGACGACGGGATTTTTTCTAATTTAGACCAAAAGCTAGAATTTTTCAGTAAAGCGAAAATAGCTGGGTTAGTACCAGTTACAGAAGCACTAAAAGGGATATTCAAATTGACAGATGAAGAAGCTGTTAGATGGTATCAACGTATCCAACAAGAAGAAGCCGGGTTGGATCCCTCTGAAATTGAAGAGTTTAGAGTTAGTAAAGAGTTGGGAGATGAGGAATAATGATTACACCTCATCAATTAGATTTATGGTCCTCTAACATGTCACACCTCTATCAATCATTAGAGGGTGAATTAATACGAATCATTGCTAAGCGTTTAAAAAATGGCAACGGTGATATATTAGACTGGCAAAGGGAAAAGTTACAGGAACTGCATTTATTTAACAAAGAAACAGCGAAAGTTATTTCTCAAGTAACGGGAATTGCTGAATCCGAAATAGAGCGAATGTTTGAAAGTACCGGGCAAAAGATTGTAAAAGACTTGGATAAAGAATTGCCGTATGATCCAAAGCCTATGCCAACCGATTTAGATAATATCATGAAAGCCTATCATGACCAAGTTTGGTCTGATATTAACAACTATGTAAACCAAACGTTGTTATCCACTAACTTTGGCTATGGAATAGTGACCACTCAAATGTACAACGAAATCATTAATAAGACAGTCGCTGCATTTAACAGCGGCTTATTTATGTTTGAGGAAGCGTTAGAACGTACGTTGCAAGAATGGGCGCAAAAAGGGATTAAGTCCACTTTTATTGATAAAGGTGGTCATACATGGAGCTTGGAAAGATACATTAGAACTGTTTTAAAGTCAACACTAGGAAATACCTTTAACCAGTTGCGAACAGACCGTATGAGTGAATATGGCGTTCATACGGTGCTTGTTACTAGCCATATGGGGGCTAGAAAAGCTTGTTCAAAGATTCAAGGTCATGTGGTTGATTTACGTAGGATAGTTCCAAGTAGCAGCAAATATAAAAGTATCTACGATCCTTATTGGCAAGCTGAATATGGAACCGCTGGAGGCCATCGGGGAGTAAACTGCAATCATTTACACATCCCTTTTATTCCTGGCGTTAACACGAATAATCAACCGAAAGTTGATGCAAAAGAAAATGAAAAAGTCGCTGAATTGACGAAACGTCAACGGCAGTTAGAGCGCCAAATAGTTAAGTTCAAAAAGAATCAAATGGTTTCTGAAGCATTAGGACAGACTGACAACGCCAAGCAATGGCTACAGAAAGTAAGAGCAAACCAAGCGAAACTACGAGAACTAGTAGATTCTAATGAGTATTTAGGCAGAAATTATGCCCGTGAAAAAGTTTACACCCCGGTAAATACGCTTCTAAAAGATTTTCGCTATGATGATTTTTAGAGAGGGGTTATTTTATGAATGACGATCCTTACGATTACTTAGATGCTGATTATGAAGAATATTTAAGAAAAGAGGGCAAAAAGATGGATTCACAAAAGTTTATTGATAAATGTAAAGAAATTGTTTCAAATTATGCAAACAAACACTTGGATAAATCAGATCAAAAAGAAATTACCGAAAAAGATGTCTTTGTGGTTTGGAGTTGCAAAACGTTGCAAAATAACAAAGCGCTATTAAGTACTACTTTGCTTGATGGTATGTATTATGAATTAACACTAAACGGCGACAAGCAAGAGATTTATTTTGATGCATATAAAAAATGGGAAAACAAGGCAATTAAAGTCTAGCAAAAGTTAGGCTTTTTATTTTATACCTAGACCTGCTCGGAAGTCTCAAAAAGACGGCTCACAGTGGGAGTTGCCACTCAAAAAACACTTAGGAGGAACAGATTTATGAAAAAAGAGGATTTAATCGCATTAGGCATTGAGGAAGAAACCGCAAAGTCAATTATGGCGTTACACGGAAAGACAGTTACACAACTGAATGCGCAAGTAGCTACCGCAGAAAGTGAACGTGACAGCGCTAAACAAGAACTAAAAGCGAATCAAGAAGAATTGACGGCTTTAAAAGAGTCGGCACAAGGCAATGAAGAATTATCTCAAAATCTGGCCGATTTACAAGCGAAGTTCGATGAGGCGAAAACCAATTCTGAAAACCAATTAGCCGAACAACAAAAAGACTTTGCCATTCAGTTGGCTTTAAAAGAAGCGAATGCGCTTGATGAAACGATTGTTCTTGGCCTTTTAGATAAAGACACTATTAAAGTTGTTGACGGTAAGTTACAAGGCTTTGAAGAACAATTAAAGGGACTTCAAGAAAATAAATCATTCTTGTTTCAAGAAGCAAAAGATCCAACCCAAACTCCGCCAACGCCTCAAATATTGGCTGGTGGAAATCCTGCAGGCAATGCAGCAGGTGGAAAAAGCATTGTACAAAAAATTCAAGAAAGATTAGGTGAATAATTATGGCAGTAGTATTAGATTCAAAAGATTTAGCAACAATTGATAAAGAATATCGCGCAGATTCCCAAGTGTGGGATATTTTGACGCAAGGCGCAAAAAGTATCACTGCAGCCGATTTTGTAGGCGTGAACGAAGTACGAGTGAATAAGATGTCAGGATTCATGGAAGCAACGCAATACAAACGTAATGGGGAAAATGCACGTAACCAAATTGATATCGCCAAAGAAACAATCAAATTAACGCATGAAGACTGGTTTGGTTATGATGTCGATCAATTAGATCAGTCTGAAAGTGCAGCGTTAACGATTAATAACATTGTGACAGAGCACAAGCGTTTAGTCACTGTACCGCATCGTGACAAAGTAGCAGTACAAGTAATGTTTGATAGTGCTGAAAAAAAAGTGAATGAAACATTAACAGAAGACAATATTTTAGCGGCTTATGATGCTGCAGAAGAATATATGACAGACAACGAAGTTCCTGGCGGATATGTAATGTTCGTTTCGGCAGCAACCTATCGCTTGCTAAAAAATGCCAAAGGGGTAACAAAATCATTTTCTACTAACCAAATGGCAATCAATGGTATTAATCGCACAGTAGCTCAAATTGACGGTGGCGTGCCCATCTTAAAAGTGGCGAAAGACCGTTTCTCAGGTGTGAACATTGAAGATAAATTAAACTTTATCATTGTTCCTTTAACTGCAGTTGCGCCAATTGTCAAATACGGGACAGTTGATACTGTGCCAGCTTCGCAAGACCGTAGTGGTTACCGTGATACAATTAAAGGTTTGGATTACTATGATGCAATTGTATTTGATAATGCGAAAAAAGCTATTTATGTGTCATATGTCCCAAAAGCGTAGCCCCGAAAGTTGGTAATCTAACGCCGACAACAAGCGGGGTAGTTATTGAAATGGAAGAAGGAGCTTAGTCTCCTTCTTTTTTAGGAGGAATCTAAGATGTCCTATATTGATTTTGAAGAGTTTAAAGAGCTTACAGGCGCCACAGATGAATATAAAGATAACTTTGACAAATATTTAGTAAAAGCCACCGCAGCGATTGATAATGTAACGAATTACTTTTATCAGTTCAATGATATAACGAAAGATTCTAGGCAATTTAGAGTGAAACAGTTTAAACTCGCTCTGTGTGCGCAAATAATGTATTTTGTCGATGTTGGTGCGGATACGTATGAAAGTATCAACAATGCCCCTCAAAGCTTTTCAGCAGGCCGTACGAGTATTTCTAATGCCAGTCGCTACAATCCTTCTGGAAATAACGAAAGTAAGTCGTTGACTGCCGAAGACGTTTATTTGTATCTGGAAGGTACAGGTTTGTTATATCGAGGTGTTTCGTCATGCTAATGCCAAAGCCACCCAAAAAGTTCTTAGTCGATTCCTTTGAGTATAAAGAGTACTTAGGGGAGGGCGATTGGAACAAGCCAGTATACAAGGAACCAGTTCTTATTGAGTATTGCCGGATTGACAGAGGAAGCCAATATACCTTTTCATCAAGCGGTAAACAGTTGCTCTATAACGGATTGATTTTCTGTTATCACGGATTGACTATGCCCTTTCCTGAATTCAAAGAACAATCATTGGTTATTTATGATGGTAAGGAACACGTAATCACTAAAATTGATACTGTCATAGAAGCCTATCAAGCAGCCACTATTTATTCTTATGAGATTGAGGTAATCTGATGGGGATTAAGGTAAATTTAAGCGGTGTAAGAACCAAAGTAAGCCCTGAGGCAATGAGACGAGGCAGATATGCGCTGGGTAATCAAGCGATGGCAGATATGAACCAATTTGTACCACGAAAGAATAATATTTTAAGGCAAAGCGTTCATTTATCAAACAATGGTGAAAAGATTATTTACGGCACGAAATACGCGAAACGTCAATTTTATTTGAACGGAAAAAAATATACCACACCAGGTACTGGGCCAAGATGGGATTTAAAAGCAAAAGGCGCTTATCTAAATTCGTGGAAACGGGCTTTTCTGAAAGGAGCGGGTATTAAGTAATGGATTTTCTTGATTGTTTAAATGAAAAGATAAACCAGATTCCTAATTTGCCGTTAAATATTCGGAAAGGATACCTTTCAGCACTAGAAAGCTTAGTGATTTACCCATTACCGGGCGGTAGGGTAGAAACCGAATATTATGACGGAATCAAAGACGAGTTGTTAAACTATGAAATTGCCATGAAATCAAAAGACGGTGGTAAGATAGAGCATACGTTATGGCTGCTATCGGATATATTAGAAAATATTGAAGAACTACCAAGTAAAGATAGCTCTTTTGAGTATAACAATTTAACAATAACGAACAGACCTTTCATCAATGAAGCAGATGAACAAGGTTGGTTCGTTTTTTTATTAGATTTTCAAGCAAAATTAACCACATTCAAGGGGGAAAAATAATGTTATTAAAAATGGATATCCAAATGTTTGCACGTGAAAAAAATGCGAAACGTGAACACTATATCGCTGAATATACACCAGGGAAAGAAACAGCTCCTACGGAAGATACAGAATGGTTGCGACTAGCAAAATATATTTCAACCATTGGTGATGATTCAGACGAAGAAACAGATGATACGGGCTTTTATGATGGTGATGGAACGCCTGAAACGACTGTAGTATCAGTATCTGGTACGTATACACCTGAAGGCATGTACGATGCTGAAGACCCAGCACAACAATTAATTGCTAGTAAAAAATACAAATTAGGTGATGGCCGTAAAATTTGGCATAAAGTCGTACAAACCAATGGTGATGTTTATGTGGGACGTGCAACAGTTACAGGCATTAAGGCAGGTTCTGGTGATGCAACAGCATACGAAGAATTCGGTTGCTCAATCAAATACGATACGTTACCAAAAATCAGCCCAAAAGCATAACCCCAGTAATCGGTAAAATGACTCCGACTAAAACTGGGGTAATCATTGAAATGGAGAAAGGAGAATAAGAATGGCAAGAGAGTATATTGTTTATAAAGGTGAGGAAGTCATTGTTCCGGCTGGTCCAAGCCCTCTAGAAATTACAGGAATTGAGCCAAACACCGACGTTCCAGCAGGAACATACCAAGTAGGTTTTGCAGACGGCGGGGAAAAAGTAAATGTACCGGCATTTAAAACATCTCCAATTGCTGTAACTGGTTTAGAGTTTTCTCCTAAAACATCCACAGCAGATGCGGGTACTGCAGGTAGCCGACAAATCACAGCAACTGTCTTGCCTGAAAATGCAACCAACAAAAAAGTAACCTATGAGATTACGCCTGAAACAGAAGGTCTTGCTGTCTCTGAAACAGGAAATATTACTTGGACAGAAGCGGTACCGGCTGGTGTTTATACCACAACAGGAACAACAGAGGATGGTAAAAAAACAGCTCAACACACCT